CGCATCACCTTCGTCGACCTCGTCGCTGAGGCTCTTCGGCAACAGCTTCACGTCGACGTTGTTCGTCTCCGGAATGGCCGTGGTGCTGATCGTGGCTTGCACCATCCAAACCTCGGCCCCGCTCAGGTGGTCTCGCTGCACCGTGTCGAGAACTCCGCGGTAGGCGTTGGCCATCGAGACGTTGGCGCCAGAGGTCGTGGCAGACGTGACCAGGATGTACTCCTCGTTCGTGCCGCCAGGGTCGATCACCAGCAGGTTCGCCAGGTTGGTCCCGATGAACACCGGGTCCGTGAGGTCCTCAATGAACTCCTCGATCGCGCTCTGACTGTCCGTGCTGGGCACCACCAGGAAGCTGCTCAAGGGGTACGGGCTTCCCGTGCTGAGAGCCGTGTTGAGCGTGCCCAGGAGCGTGAAGGCGTAGCCGCCGCCGACCTCGGTGTAGGCGCCAGAGGGTGTGCCCACGGCGTTGCGCTCGCGCAACAGGAACTGCACCTCAACTCCCTGCCTGCGCGCCATGCCCCAGATGCGGTTGGGCAACGCAGGACTGACCGGGTCTCGGGAGACGATCGCTCGGGGTGCTTCGAACGCGAACTGTTGTCCGCTCGGGAACGCGACCAGCGTGTCCGCCGGGGGACTCCAGCCAGTCGGCGGGGGATCGTCGAAGCTCGCGGTCTGCGACGTGTACACGTCCTGCACCAGGTCGACCCGGATTGTGCCCTTGTCGATGTTGCCCTTGTTGACGCGGATGACGCGCATTGGCAGCTGCGTGATGCCCAAAGCGGTGTTGCTGAACGCGACTACTTCTCCAACGATCAGGAGGTTCGCGTCGCGATCGACTTGCAGCGTTGCCTTCGCCAACGGGTAGGACAGTGCGCGCAGTTGGCGCCAGGCAAGGTTGTTCGCGGTGGTGGCGTTCATCACGCCGGGGTAGCTGATCTCGCTGGCGATGACCACGCCGTTCTGCAGGCGAATGTTCGCCTGGTCCATGGCGACCGCGTACGTTTGCTTGTAGTCGTCGTCCCGGTCAACGAACTGGAGTCGGACGACGTTGGTCGTGTTCTCCCAGCTGCCGCGCGAGAAGTTGACGACCTCACGCACGTTGGTCTCATCCAGCTGCAGCTGGTTCCCGATCGTGTAGTCGTCGCGAGCGAGCTTGACCTTCCACTTCTTGTCCGTCTGGTCGAAGTACATGACTCCGTCCATCTGCTCTTCGAGGATCTTGATCAGGTCGACCGTCTCGATCTGACGATCGAGCACGTAGCTGAACCCGTTGCCTTCGGACGCCAACGTAGCCGCCGCGGTTGTCCAGTTCGCGGTGTCAATGGAGGAAGTCTCGTAGCCCAACCCGTCGAGCTTGTCGGTGAACAGCTCGTACATCACGTTCATGATGTTCGCGTCCGAGCCGTTCACTTCGCTGTTGCCAACGGACAGCCCCAGTCCGTTGGGGATGCGCTTGAGTTCGATCTTGAACGGCTTCACTCCGGTGCTGTTGCCGATGTAGACCGGCTCCGTTTCGGGAGCGATGTAGATCGTCCCGCGATACGCGGGGGTGTCGCCGGTCAGCGCCGGTTCCTTCTGGAACGCGCTGAGGTACGTGGACGCGGCCTGCGTACTGTTGCCGTCGAAGAACTCGAACGTGCCTTTGAAGCCGCCGTTGCCGTTGTCCAAGCCACCGAACAACTCGGGCTCGTCGATCGTGAACGTGTTGCCGTGTGTGACAGTGCCAGTGAAGACGCGATCATCTTCGACCCAGAAGCCTGTCAGCTCAGTGCCACCGTTCAATCCGATGTCGCGACCCAACCCCAGCTGGAACCCGACGCTGTACTGGAATCCCTTGGTGACGTTCTCCGAAGAGAACAGTCCGGTCTTGACCTTCTCGGTGATGGCCGTCTGCAGGATGTCGTCGTACCAGATGGTGTTGGCGCCATCCACCCGCACCGTGCCCCAAAGCATTTGGACGTGACGTGCTTCGGTGGCTGTCGGGAAGTTGAAGTCCCCGAGTCCCGCAGGCTTGGCGTCCTCGATCTCCGGCTTGGGCTTGAGCAGCTGCGAAGCTACGAAGAAGACTGCCCACAGGATGAGCGTCTCCAAGAACCCTTGGCGGGAACGGTCTGCGCGGCTCAGCAGTCGTTGGGCGCGGGTGAGCTTCAATTCAGGCCACTGGTGAAGATGTTCTTGGAAGGCACGAAGGCGAAGCCTCCGAAGTTGATGACATTGTCGAACTTGGACTTGCAGATAGCAATCGAGCGTCCGCAGCCAGCCAACGCGACCATGGTGGAGCCCAGGGGGCTGTCAGTGAACGGCAGCATCAAGGTGAACACGTCACCCACTTGGGAGATGACCATGCGAGCATCCGTGCCTCCAGTTGTCTCAACGTAGCCCCCGTCGAACCATCCATCGCCGAACGCAGCAGCGCCGGGAATGGTAATGGTGACGCCGCTCACGACCGTCACGTTCGCGCTCAACCGGAACGACGGATCGGTGTCATCTGCGTCACACGTGGTCGGATCGTAGAGCACGTGGTTGCACTGCGAACTGTAGACATAGCGCGGGATGGGCCTGGACACCGCAGCGATCAACGGGAGCACGGTCACCTTGGCTTCGGTGACGTTCTTGTTGAAGCTGACCGCCTCCACCAACCCCTGGAAGGTCGCCTCCTCTTCCTGAGCAACATCATCCCGCTGAGTGCGGACGATCTGCAGGAAGGCGCGAGAGCCGGGAACCGAGTTGATGTACTTGCGGACGAACTCGTTGCTGACAGGCAACGTGATGTCGATCGTGTTGCTTCGCTCGTCCGGACCGGTTGCGAACGCCCCACGCAGCAGAGGTACTGCGGTGTACGTGATCGCGTTGATCACCACGTCATCCTCGGCCGACGTGTAGCGGAACGTGGACGCGCCCAGCACGATGGTGAACAGCTCTACGGGCCGTCCACTTTCCGGACTGGTCTCTTCGGATTGGTACGTCATCAGCCGAACACCGTCTTGACAGGCGCGCTCACACGCGCGGGAGCACCAGCGCTCTGCTCGTGGATGAGGCGGATGCGGTCGCTGTCGAACCGCACCTCTTCAATGTAGCTGATCCGTTCCACGTCTGAGATGGCGTAGGTGGAAGGCCACACGTCATCCAGGGTCAACGTCTCTCGGTCGGCGTCGACCTCTGCGCTGGCAGTGATTGTTCGCGTGAGGTACGTTCCGTCCGTGAAGAGGATCTGGATGATGTTGCGGGGTTGGCGCTGCCGGTTGTACAGGGTGTAGCCGACGTTCTCCACGTCCAGCGTGTTCTGCGCGGAAGTCAGCGGCAGCACCGGCACCAGGTCCTTGTTGAATGTGGGAACGTAGAATGACTTGAGCCGACCCTTGAGGGCATGCAGCAACTGGCGAAGCTCCCACAGAGCCTGCCTGCTCTTCACGAAGAACGTGTAGCGGTAGATGCGCTTGTTGCGATCCCAGTTCGAGGTCTGCTCGGTCTTGCCGATCAACCCGTCCACAATGACCGTAGCCTGCTCGAGCTGCTCACTGAGGATGCCAGACACAATGTTGCATCCGTCCAGGAACACCTTGCTGTTCAGCGTAGCGAATGCGGCAGTGTCGGCGATGTCGATGTCGTTGTCGTTCTCAACACGGAACTTGAAGTCGTACTCGCGAAGCCCAACGCGCCAGCGCCGTCCGCGGACAACCTTCTCGCTGACAGCGGTGCGCAGCGGCATGACGTACGAACCAACGAGGTGCTCGGCGAGCACAGGGTTGGTCAGCGTGATGGTGGTACTGGTGAACGCGGACACCTCGCCAACATCGAACGTGAACTGATCCGTGTAGATCAGGATCAGACCACCAACTCGGTAGTCCGAGTAGTCGGTAGTGTCGACGTTGAGCGTCGTGGTGGCTCCTGCAGCTGCAGTCACGGTCAGCTCTGTCAGCTCGTGCCACATCGGCAATCCGAACGTGCGTTGTTGCCAGTCAAACAGAATGTTCTCGAACAGCGCGTGCTCGCGACCCTCCTCAACTTTCACGGCCCACTCGAACAGCTGTCGCGGGTTCTTGCGAGGGCTGATGCGTTGCTCCGTCCCGTCGATGTGCGGGATGATGTCCGTGACGAACTCCAGCACCTCCACGTACCCCTTCTCAGGAGGCATGTTCAGCAGGAGGATGCGTTGGATCTCGATCGGAACCGAGGTAGTCTGCGGCACCGAACTGAACACGAAGTCCAGCGTTGTGTCCACGTTGGGTGGACCAGTGGTGTCAACCTCCAGCGTCATCTGCACGCCTTCGAACGGCTTGAACACCTTGGGCAGGACAGGTTGCCCAGCGAGGGTGATTCCACTGCCACCGTTGTTGATGAAGGCGCTCCACGTTTCGTCATCATCACGGAACGCGCTGAACACTTCGATGTCAGACTGCTGGTTGGACAGCAGGTTGCCAAAGTCGAACAGGCGCGGGATCACATGGAACTGCTCGAACCAGTCAAACGTGGCAACAATCTTGTAGGCCAGTACCCCGACGAAGCCGGTGTTGGTGACCGGGTCTTCGAAGTCGTCCACGAACGTCTGCAGGCCTACCAGGATTCCTTCCGGATCCAGGACAGAAGGGGTGTTGACTTCTGCAACCGCCACGACCGGTTGCATGTTGTACGCATCGACATCGATCACTCCTTCGAGGACGTTGTCCTCGATGAATCCGGAGTAATCAGCCATCAGGTCGTGACCTTCTTGTAGGCGATGCCCTGGTGATAGGTGCGGTTCGCGACGTTGTCGCTTGTGCGGCGGCTGCTGGGGAAGAACACCCAGGTGTCTCCACCAATGGTGACCTCTTGCTCAGGAGCAAAGTTGCGCATGTTGACTCCGCGCACGTGGGGCATGCTGCCCAACAACCGCACACGCGAGTTGGCCTCCTCGAAGTGCCACACGTTGATCGGGTACATGGGCACGAAGCCCACCAGGTTGGAGCCGCTGAACCCACCCCAAGCAAAGGCGACAGGACCGCCGCGAAACCCGCCCAAGCAGCGGGTCAAACTGTTGCCGTTGCCGTCCAGGTCCCCAGACACGTCAATGGTGCGCGATCCAAAGACGATTCCCCACTTGTCGGAACCACCCTGACCGTTCAGGCCTTCCACGTGGATGGTGGCATTGCGTTTGCCGATGTTGTCCGGGTTGCTGGAGTTGATGCCATCGAACAGCATGCAGGTGTCGGCAGCGGTTGCCTGCTGGCTGGTGCCATTGTCCTGGTAGTGGCCGTAGCAGTACTCGCCGCCAGTCCACGTTCCGACCTTGTCCACCTCTCCGAAACCGAAATGCCTGTACACATCCGTTTCCGATTGGACCACAACGTGCAGGTAGGAACGGGTGCCGTCATCGTCTTCGAAGAAGTGATACGTGGTGAAGGGTCCGTCACCAATGTACGTCACACTACGCTCGTTGTCGAGGTTCGTGTCCACATGTGACGAGCTGTCGTTGTAACCATGACCGCTGTCATCGGTGTGGTCGCCGGGAAGCGTGCCAGTCCCGTCGAAGCCCAGAGCTTGGTGGAGCGAGACGTGCTGCGGAGTCACTGTGTCCCAGCGACCACTGACGTAGATGTCATCCTTGTGCAGAGCGAAGTCCCCATCCGCGGTGGCGAACTCATCTTGCGTCCATCCGTTTGCAGTGGCGAACGTCAGCAGCTTGCTGATGAGGTCCTCCAGGTCGGTTGCGCTACCAGTTTGGTACGCCATCAGAAGCTCTCCTTGATTGCCATGTAGGACCACTCTTCGGTGCGGTTACCGTTCTGGAAGACTCGGTACACGTCGTTGCCGATGGTGATGGTGTCTTCGCTGGTGAGTACAGCTCCCCGCCCGACCCAGAAGACCTCGTCGATCTCTCCGTACGGAAGGTATTGCGAGTCGTTGTCGTCGTGGTCGAGCACGGTGCAGGGCACCAACCAGTACAGGTCACCCGCTCCGTAGCTGGGGTAGACTTCCCAGTTCGCGGTGCCGGGAACTCCCGTGTCCGGGATCGCTTGGGCCCACTCACCCCAACCCGTTGCAACGATGGCAGCGAAGCCAGAGGCCGGAGTCTCCTGTTGAGCTGATCCACCAGGGTAGACGGAACTGTCTCGGCTATCACTCTTGCTTGAGCCGTTGTCCGTCGCGTCCGAGTTGTCGGCACCTGCCCACTCAGAGGTGCTGGGCCTGTAGTAGAAGCCGGGACCGTTGTCCCCGCCCCCGCCGACCATCTCAGACAGTCCGGTGATGTACGGTGTCACGTCCGCATAGTAGACGTTCCTGCGGTGACTGGACCCGCACACGTACATGGGGAAGCTCAGTTCGCTGGTGGTGCCCAACGGGTTGAGGTAGCCAACGTGAAACGAGGGGTAAACTGTCGTGGTCGCGCTACGGACCTTGAACACACCGATGATCCGGCTCGCGGTGATGTTGAACCAGAACGTGATTGGGAAGGAACCGTTCGTGTCGCGCAGAGGAACGAACGCACCCTTGGACGTGTTGAATGCGGGGTCACCAGCGGGCGTGTTGGCGAAACCGGAGCTGATACCAGGCTGGTCCCAGAACTCCAGGCCGGAGTTGTAGTCCGTGAACCCGAACATCGCCCAGCTGAACGTGGTGTTGAATCCACCAGTGTCCGTGTCCTGGAACGTCTTGATGCCGACGTTGATCTCTTGAGCGCCCGTTCCGCTGCCAACCAGGATCAGCTCCTGATCGTACTCCACGGTGAGCGTGCAGCTGCTACCGCCACCGTCCGTCGTGGTCGCCACCGCGTTGCTGGGCGTGACGGTGTAGATGCCCTTGGTGACGACACTGACCGAAGTGACCGCCCCACCGCTGACCGTGTCGACGTTGAATGTCGCGGTCTCGCTGGACGTGCCACCCGTGACCGTCAGTGTGTCGTTGACTGCGTAGCCCGTGCCACCAGCGGTGACCGTTGCGCGTTCCGCTCGGTACTCTCTGCGGTTCTCCGTCCATCCTGTGCCGCTCATGGTCAGGTCGAACGAGGCACCCGTGCCACTGCCCGACGTGGTGAAACTGGTCGTGGCAGTCAGGTCGGGGTCGACCGTGTAGGCGCCGCCGTTCGCAACACGAACACCGTCGATGACTCCCGAGGACACCGAGGTCACGATGAGCGTCGCAGCGAACGTATTGGTGCCATCAGTGATCGTCAGCACCTCATCCACTGCGTAGCCGGTTCCGCCGCCATTGATTGCGACGGTCGCCACGTGGTCAGACGTGGCGATGTCCAGGAGCGCTTGCAGCGCGGTGAGGTAGTTGTCGGTTTGAGCGGTGTGGAACATCAGAACTTCTGGCTCGCATCCGGGTTGCGCCGCATGACGTTGAGGACCGCCTGTTGGCCTTCTTCGGTTTCCAGGGCAGCCGGGATCTCGCTCGGGTCAGAGACGTTGGTGATGGGGACCGTGACATTCGGGGCAGCGACATTGACCACCGGAGCGGTTCCTTGTCCACCGCCCAGAGCAGCCATGGTCTGGTCGTTGGGGATGACGGCGCCCGAAGTCTTGGGGTTGAAGATTTCAGGGCCTTCTTCACCGACGATGATAGGCTCGTTGGCCGGAGTTGAGCTAGTCCCTGTCGCGAACCCGGGGATGGAGGAGAGCGCTCCGCCAGCTCCACCGGTGAACGAGTTGATCAGCCCGATCAGTGCCTGGCGCGCAAGCAAGCGAGTCAGATCCGCCAGGATGCTGTCCACCAGCGCGCTCATGTCCGCCTCGCCGGTCGTCACGAAGCTGACCAGCGCGTCCTCCGCGCCGTTGAAGGCGTTGACCAGGGTGTTCTTGGTGGCGCTCGCGAGGTCGAAGATGTCAGCCTTGATCGTGGCCAACCCGCTGGCGAAGCCAGAGCTGATACTGGTGCCCGCCCTCTCGGATTCGATCGTCAGTTGGGCCATGGCGACGTTGTATTCGCCGAGGCTGATTGTGCCCTCCTGTAGCAGCTGCCCAAGGGCTTGCTGTCCTTCGTTGAATCGATCCTGGCTCGCGGTCAGATCGTTTAGGATCTGTTGGTACGCGCTGATTTCCTCAGTCGCGAACGGTTGGCCAGGCGTTCCTCCCACGGCTGGAGCCCCCGGCACAGAGAGGTCCGGGGCCGAGAAGTCGGGGATGTCCGGTAGCGTGAGGTCGAACCCGTCGAACTCGGAGTTCAGGTCCTTGATCGCCTGCGTGTATTCCTCGGTCGTGATCCGCCCCGTCTCGAGCAGCACGTTCAACGCCGCGTTCTGGTCAGCGGCATCCTGTGCGGGACCGCGGATCTCGTCGAGCGCGCGGGCCTGGTCGCGGAGTGCCTGGTTCCGCTCGACCAGCGCTTCCAGTTCCATCAACTGCTCGGGAGTCGCGCCAGCGCCTTCCTTGCGCAGTGCGTTCTCGAGCTTGAGCAGCTCGGTCGCGATCTCGCGCTCCTTGTTGCTCTTGAGCAGCACCTCCGCTTCCGCGTCCAGCTGCCTGATCTGCTCTTCGAAGCTCTTGTTGACGGATGCCACTGCGTCCGCCTGCGCTTCTTGGGCACGTCGCGCTGCATCAGTGCTTCCAACGAGCTTCTCCTGCTCTCCCCTGTAGAACCTGATCTTCTCAGTCAGGTTAGCGATTTGTTTCACGATGGCCGGGTTCTCGTCTCCCGAATCGATCCGCGCTTGGAGCATCGCGACCTGCTTCTCCGCGTTGAGGGCGATGTCGCCGAAGGCAGCGTACTGACTGGCCCCGCCTGCCAGCACTCCCTCGGACTGCTTCAAGGTTTCTTCAAGCTCGCTCAGTCCATCCGTGAACTTCTTCACCGCGGTGAACGCTGCAACAACCGTCGTGGCGTAGAACGTGAACGGACTCACCGCCAGAGCTGCGCTCAAGGCAGCAGCTCCACCAGCTGTCGCAGCGAAGCCCGCGATAGCGGCGCTGAACACGGTGGCGACCAGGAAGGACACGACCACAGCGACCGCTTCGGCGTTCTCCGCGAGGAAGCGCAGCGCTGTTGCCAGGAGCAGCAGTGACTTGGTGAGCGCCGTGGTGGAACCCGTGTCGCCCAGCGCAAGGATGAACCCCTCGTACGCGGAGCGCACCGCGAGCAGTGCGCCGTTGAGGTTCTGGTCCATCGTCTCGGCGACGCGAGCTGCGGTGCCGTCGGCTTTCCCCAGGGCAACGGTCATCTCCTCGACCTTGGGGATAGAGGTGGAGAGCACCTCGAACGCCGGGCCACCCCGGTCGCCGAAGATCTCCAACGCCAACCCAGTATCGACACCGGCTTCTCGAAGGTTCTTGAGCGCCTGCGTGAGTCCAACTTGGCTGATGCGAACATCGTCCGCGCTCAGTCCCAAGTCCTGCAGAACCTGGCGGGTCTTTGAGGCAGGCGACTCCAGCTCGGATAGGATTCGGCGCAAGCCAGTGCCCGCAAGGCTGGCTTGCAGACCCGCGTCGCTGAGTGCGCCGATCGCTGCGGTTGCTTCTTCGATTTCGACCCCGACGCCTGCGGCGACCGGGGCAACGAACTTGAGCGCATCGCCCAACTGGAACACGTTCGTGTTCGAGCTGTTGGCAGCGAGCGCGAGTGTATCAACAACCCGAGCGGTTTGGTCCACTCCCAGCCGGAAGCCAGTGAGCGCATTGGACGCGATGTCCGCCGCGGAACCGAGGTCCAATCCACCGGCTTGGGCAAGCTGGAGTGTCCCCTCAACAGCCTGCAGTGCTTCCTCTGCCGTGAATCCAGCTCGCGCCAGGAAGGTTAGACCTTCGGCTGCTTGCGTGGCAGAGAAGCGTGTGGTGGTGCCCAGGCGTAGGGCTTCCTCCCTCAGCGCCTGGAACTGCTGCTCGGTCGCACCAGTGATGGCGCGCACCGTCGACATCTCCTGACCGAAGTCAGCGAGCAGGCGGATGCTTCCCGCGATTCCGCCTGCAACGCCGAGGATCGCGAACGTCTTGACGAGCGTGTTGCGCAGCCGGTCGGCCGCGCTCCCCGTTCGCTGGAGTTCGCCCCGCACAACCTTGTTGCCAGTCCGAGCTTGGCTCGGATCGACAATCACGTTGATGCGGAAGTCGGTCATGTGTCAGTCCTCGGAGTGCTTCTTCGATGCCTCGGCACGGCGCTTCTGCTCTCGAGAAACCCACTTGAGGTAGGCACCATCGAGAGCGCGGATCACCGCGTGTAGGACCGCCATCATAGAGGAGTCGAGCTGAAAACGCTCCCCGTAGGTGTCGATCCTGTCCCAAGGAATCGGGCCGCACCCGAAACCGAATGACCGTGTCGTGGACAGGTCCCAGAAGGCCCTCAGGAACCAGTCTTCTCCGGGTCGAAGGACTGGCTCATCGAAGAACCACTTCGGGGGATCTTTCCCCCGCTCAAGCTGCTGTTCTGCGCCGTAGCCGTCTCGGTCGTAGCGCAGATCCCAGAGCAGTCTCGCGGTCAGCGCTCCCCCAGATCTTTGCCGTCCTCCTTGGTCGGCTCGTCCGGGCGGAAGTTGGCCGTCTGGCTGACGTAGGTCCGCCACTCATCGAACACATCGGGAGCGAACTCCGCGAGCGACTCGACGAAGGATGCAGCGTCCTTCTGGGTGTAGGGCACACGCTCACCGTCGACCCCGATGGGGGCCTTGTCGTCGTCCCAGCCGTCGATGACGTGCTTGGGGAACAACGTGACGTCGTAGCTGCGCGACTCGCGCAACGTCTTGGCGTCGGCATCGCGTCCGCGCAGGCGCTTGGCCAGGCGAGCGCTCATCTTGAGCAGGGCAGTGTAGTACGGGCGATTGGCTTCGCCAGCGATCCGGCAGCGGATGGTGGGTTCACCCTCCAGCTGGTACAGGGTGTACTCGACCAGATCACTTGCGTCGACCTTGAGCTTGGAGAGGTTTCCGAACGGGTTGGACATTTGTCGTCTCGATTGCAGAAGAAGAGGCGCTCACGAAGTGTGAACGCCTCTTCCATTCTGCCCCGCCCGGCCCTCTAGGCCAAGCCCCTTAGTTGTTGATGGTGTCGCTCGGCAGGTAGGGGAAGGTGCTGAGTCCGATCGAGGTACCCAGGAGGGCGTCCTGGAACGCCTCACCGGTGGTGCTAACCAGCACCGACTCGTTCCGCGGGAAGGTCCGGCCACCGCCACCAAGGGTGAGCGAGGGCAGGTCCGTGGTGAAGCCACCGTCGTCGTTGACGAGCGTGAACGCGAGCGTCACGGTCTCGTTGTTGCGGATCGCGGTGATCAACGCGCCTTCCGTGAAGATCAGCTCGGCTTCGAAGTCGACCTCGAAGTTGCCGAAGTTCATGAAGGTCGCGCCCAGCGTGCCAAGGCACTTCTCCGGGGAGACGTTGTTGTTCAACGTCAGCGTCAGGCTCTTGAAGCAAGCGCCCAGGTCGGACGTGCCGGTGAGCTGCAGCTGCGCGATGCCAGAGGTGGTGTTGAACGCTCCCGTCGCGACCGGGTCAACAGGCGTGGTACCGCCCGTGGCCGGAGTCGTGGTGGGCACATCCGTGTCGGTGCCGACGAACCCGAAGGTGACGGTCGCCTTGTCGGTCAGCGGCAGTTCG